TTATAATAATCATCTGTCAATAATACCTCTCTGTCAAATTGTTCTTTAGTTTCCATATAAGCACATTCAGATTTAGTTTTACACAAATAAAGAATTTCTCTATAAAAACATTCTTCCCCCATAGTGCTCACATCTTCTACTAAATGTTTATTGGAACCCCAATAGTCTTTCCAATCAGATTCTACTAATAACTTTTTACGACGCTTTCTCGTCTTTGTTACCGGTAATGTTTTTTGGCTCCAAAAAAATTTCTTGCCAACGTATTTCTTTCCTGAGCCACGGTTGGTTATCATATAGACAAAACCGTACACGTCTTCTGGAAGAAATTGTTCTGGCGGTTGCCATGCGATGCCTTGATAATGCCATGTCATATTACTCGTTAAAGTCTAGTTCTTCTAGAGCTTCATCCTGTTCTTCACCGCAATGTGGACAGAATAAAACGAGCTCGTCTTCGTCATGACCTATTATAGTTCTGTTATGACAATATTCGCAATTTACTATTGATCGTTTCATATGTGTTCCATCATTGATTTTAGTTTATCGTATCCACCAATTTTTACTCCGTCAACAGTAACTTGTGGAAACGTCCGTGCTTGTGGAAAAGTTTCTAACATCTGATCTCTATTAAAATCGATTCCAAGCTGTCTATATGTGTATCTTAATTCTCTGTGTTCAACTAATTGCTTTGCCATGTCACAGTATGGACATTGCGGCTTTCCCCAAATTTCTATTTTCAATTCACTACTCCATTGATTGCCCAAAATGCTAAAAGCATAAATCCAAATACTGATACTTGAACTATAGATGCCCAAAATATCTGTCGCATTGGGTGTATTTCTGTTAATTTTTCTATTAAATCTTCGCTAGGTGACAAGTTTACTACTTGTAATACTTTCTTCATAAACTTAATCCGGATAATGCATCTCCATCAATATCCTGCTTTACTCCACCTGTTACATACGAAGTAATTTCTGTTTCTTGGGGTGCAACTTGGACATCACCACCACCGATCCATTTTTGAGTCCATGGTAATGGATTTGCTTGTGGAACCACATAAGGACATGGTAATCCAATCGCTCTCATTCTTTTACAACCGATCCATTCAATATAATCTGCTAATATCTTTTCATTGAGTCCAATCATTGAACCATTTTTAAATAGGTATTTTGCCCAGGATTTTTCTTGATCAATAACTTCTTCATAAAGCTTAATGCAGTCGCCTTCCATCTCTTTGGCAATTTTAGCAAAGTCTTTATCTTCTTTCTTAAGAAGCTTTAGCATAACTGTAGTAGAAGCTAGGTGAAGGTTTTCATCACGTGCGATGAGTTTAATAATCTTTGCGTTACCTTCCATCTTTTTTAATTCGGCAAAAGCCCAGGAACAAGCAAATGATACATAGAACCTAACACCTTCAAGAGCATTGGCACTCATCATTGCCATCCATATAGCTCTTTTGTGATCCATTGTATTTGTAGGTCCAGCGTTACACGTAATTAAATCGTCGTAATACTTTGCGATTGATTTACCACAGTCCATGATTTGTTTTTGATTTAGTAAGTCATCAAATACCATAGATGGATCCGGATACACATTGCGAATGATATGCGTGTATGATCTACTATGGATTGTTTCTGAGAACGACCAGGTTTCAATCCAGTTTTCAACTTCAGGTAATGACACAATAGGTAAGAATGCCAGGTTCGGTGCTCGGCCTTGAACACTATCAAGTACTATTTGTCTTTTTAAATTGCTCGTGAAAATATGTTGCTCGTTTTCAGTAAGAGCGTTGAAATCTTTTTTGTCTTTAGATACGTCGATTTCTTCAGGTCTCCAAAAGAAACCTAATTGCTTATCGGTAATTTTGTCTATCTGTGGATATTTTACTTCATCATATCTTTGAATATCAACCGCCTCGTCAAGGAACATTTTTTTTGTTAAGTGAGACTTTTTATTCTTCTTCAATACTGCCATTATCTATCTTTCCTTTTTTTCTAAATCGTTTGTTGTAGCCCTGCTTTATACTCTTGGTAACTCCAGGACTAGTTAAATACTTATACCATTTACGAGCAGGTGTTAGAGCATCATACTCTGACCCGCCTTTTAGAGGTATACGTTCCTTTTTCAAATCTTACAGCTTTCGCAGTCTTCATCATCTTCGTATGGAGTTTCAGCTTCTCCGTCATACGCATGATGTGTCTCGCCGTCAGTCATTTCGCCAGCACCATCAAAAGTGTTGAAGTAATAAAGCTGCTTTAACCCGTATTTGTACGCTGTTACTAAATCAGTTAACATAACTGACATTGGGATCTTATGATCTTCAAAATGCTCTGGATTATAGGAGGTATTTACACTAATACCTTGATCTATATATTTTTGAAGTATAGCACAGATCTTAAGATAACCATCAGGAGACTTTTGATCCCACAATAAGTCATACTTATTTTTGAGATGGTGGTAACCAGGAACTACCTGGGCCATGACTCCATCCTTACTCTGTTTGTAACTAACTAATGCACGGGGTGGTTCAATACCATTCGTACTATTAGATATTTGAGCGCTTGTTTCAGCTGGCATAAGTGCCATTAGAGTAGAGTTGCGAGGTCCCGTTTCTTTGAGCTTTTCTCTAAGCTCGTTCCACGGTAGTCTTTCTTTATGCTCTATTAAATTATCTAGCTCTCTTTTATATGTATCAATTGGGAGAACTCCACCGGCATATTTTGTGTGATTTTTTAACTTTATTTCACCTTTTTCTTCAGCTAATTGTTGAGATGCCTTAATTAGATAATATGACCATGCTTCCGCGTATTCATCTACGGTTTCAAATGCACCTTCATCGTATTTAAGTCCACGTTTTGCCAAGAAGTATGCTAGGTTGATAATACCAATACCTAATGGTCTACGATTCATAGTTCCTTTTTCTGCTGCTAATACTGGATATGATTGATAATCAAGTAACTCATCAAGTGCTCTGACTGCAAGATCACAATACTTTTCGAACTCATTGGGATGATTGATAAGACCCCAATTGATTGCTGATAAAGTACATAGCGAAATCTCTCCATCTTCTGGATTATCTGATAGTGGACTTGTAGGTAAATCTATTTCGCAACACAGGTTACTCATACGAATAGGAGCAAGTTTAGGATCAAATGATCCATGCTCATTTGCATGATCTACATTCATTATATAGATTCTACCGGTATCTTTTCTTTGTTTAATTAACGTTGAAAATACTTCAGTTGCAGGCAATGTCTTTTTACGAACAGAACGAGCTTTTTCATATTTCTCATATAGTTCTTTAAACTTTGCTTGATCGTCAAAGAATGCTTCGTATAAACCAGGAACATCATTTGGATCAAAGAAGGTTATGTTACCACCACTAAGTAATCTTTCATACATCAGTTTGTTAACTTGGAATGCATAATCCATATGCCTTACACGATTTTCTTCGATACCTTTATTGTTTTTAAGTACTACAAGATCTTCGAATTCGTAATGCCACATAGGTAGATAAACAGTAGCGGCTCCTCCACGAACACCACCCTGACTACAAGATTTAACTGCAGCCTGGAAGTATTTAAGGAATGGAATAAGTCCAGTATGAACTACTGAACCATCACCGACTTTAGAACCTTCGGCTCTTATAGAGCCTGCGCCAATACCAATACCAGCTTTCTTAGATATATATTTTACTATTGAAGTGGCAGTAGCATTAATAGAATCGAGACTATCGCCAGATTCGATAAGCACACAACTTGAAAACTGACGGGTTGGTGTGCGCACACCAGCCATGATTGGCGTAGGTAGCGATATATAGAATTGCGAGATAGCATCATAATAATCTTTGACATATTTCATCCTAAATTTTTCAGAGTATTTAGCAAACAATGTAGCTGAAATCATCATATACAATATTTGCGGGGTTTCGTAATGCTGTTTGGTTCTTCGGTCTTGAACCAAATATTTACCCCTGAACTGTTCCATACCTGCATAAGTAAACGAATCGTCTCTTTCATGCTTAATATAAGCATCGAGCTCTAATAATTCTTCGCGGGTGTAATCTTGCATAATAGCCGGATCATACACGTCGCGATCAATATTATCGATAACAACTTCAACTAATGAATGTGGGGTATATTGACCATAGACTTCTTTACGAAGCTTATAGGATACTAATCTAGCCGCAACAAATTGATAATTCGGAGTATGATCTGAGATCAACTCAGCAGCAGATTTTATAAGTAGCTCATGAATATCATAAGCGGGGATTTTGTCGTACAGTTGGATATTCGCTTTTATTTCTATTTCAGAAATAGAAACACCGGAAATATTTTCCGTGGCCCATTCTAAAACCTTGTGTACTTTTTCTAAGTCAAAGTCTTGTGATGTACCATTGCGTTTGGTTACGTGCATCGTCATAAGTGGTTGTCCGTCATTCATAGTCAGTTAATTAATTAATAATGTATATATTATAACACAAAACTCAAGGTTTGTAAACGTTTATTTTAGCTTATTTCGTTTTGCTTAAGTGTTTTGCAATTTGTCGTGCATGGACTTCGAATAGAGTATTTACATCTTCTTCCATAGCATCTATTCTATCTATAAGATCTTCATATCCGTCAAATCCTTCTAAGCCACATTTATGATGTGCCATACTCTCTAATATATCAAGTCTTTCAGCAACAATAGGATATTGCTTTCTAAATTTAGCATCTTTTTTGGCTAACTCTAAATCGTACTTTACAGCAAGATATTGCATAAACGTATCTACTTTCTTTTGAAACCAGATACCCACAGTAGTACCTTCAAACCATTTGTAGAATGAACTACCAATGATCGAAGATAAAATCGATTTAAGCGCGAGGATTATTAGCCAATTCACATTACTTCTCCTTAGATAGGGTCTTTAAAGCTTGAACATAATTTGGCATACCGTGATCTACAACTCCATCAAAGAATTTAAATCTTTTCCATGAGTTAACGATACCATAAAATGTATCAGCCCATGTAGGCTTAAGTGCCTTTAAACCAAATCTGTCAAAGTAAATCATAGTACCGTGATGTCTAAATCCTAACCAAGCTGGTGGGATTCTACATACGATATCATTGTTATTCATAAATCTGTAGTGATCGCATTTGATATTTTTGATGAAGTGTTTTCCACCAACTCTTGGAGATCCAAATGTGAAGAGCTCAGTAGGCGGATATCGCGTGGCACTAATTGTAGCCATCGCAGCACCGAGACTATGCCCAGTGAAATATACATCTTTGCGAACCTTTAGTTGGTCATTATGTTCTAGTTCTTTTACAATGTCCATCCAGACATCATCTACTTCTTGTTGGAAACCGCCGTGGACTTTACCACCTGCTTTGGCTGTATTTTTAACAACCTTCAAATCTGCAAGTACGTCATTCAGCTTGGAA